TGACTTTGGTTAGTCCTAAATCTCTACCCCTACAGGCAGCTATATAGCATGAGTTTCGTATCCCGCCTTTTGAGGCCCCCGGCAATAATTCCAATATTTCTACATAGCGTTCAATATTGAGTGGGTCGTCATCTACATAATCTTCTGGCTTTTCACCGTCTGTTAATATAATAGTCTTTTCGAGCTTGTCAAGTATTGAAGGGGGCGCCGGCTCCACCCTACTAGGAGATCCAAACACAACCTCGTACCTTAAGGCAGTGTCGGGGTGAATCGAGCCGGCGCCAACAACATAACAACCTAAGGATAAAAAATCAATCCCCGGATATTTACCTTCTTTAATTTGTTCTTTGGTTAGATCAAGAGCGGCTTCTTCTTCCACGCTATATTTAATTTTCTTTACTGTTTTTAAATCGGGGGGTTTAGATAGGTAGACATGAAAACCGCCGGAGCCTGTTTTAACAACAAAAGTTTTTGACTCCCATCCATTCTTTATGCCACAATCACATATAAGTTTATTATAAGACTCTTTTCCCTTTTGTCCGTGTTTACAATCAACATCAATTATTAAAATACTTGAAGGGATCACAACGCCGAAATTGCCAGGTAAATCTAAAAGGGTAAGTTTAGGGTCGTTTATAGAGTCTTGCCAGTTTGCGCCTTTTTTCTTTGGGCGCTTGCCATTCAACTCAAACAGAGCATAGCCGGCTATGGAATATTGTTCGATGTAATCGGGATGTAATTTACTTATGTGGGGTTTTGTATCAGTCGTATATTTTGTATCAGCCATTAGTGGCATGTCATTTTCTCCTAGTAATAAGATAATAACACAAAAAGAAAAAGCCTGTCAAGATATTTTTTAAAAATAAATTAACAGGCTGTTTTACAGGCTAAAAAGCTATTATATATTACATTTCAAATGCAGCATTTTCTTAATGTCTTGACCTAACACATAGTGGGTTCCGGCCATTTTAACACAATTGACGATCTTTTTTCTTATAACCCATGAACGGGCGGTCGCATAAGACACACCACAAATGTTAGCCGCTTCCCGGAACGTGTAAAGACCTTCCTCGTCCATTTCTGATATTTGTTTTAGGTTATGTTTGTTCAACGCAATCACATCCTTTCTTCTTAATGATGATGGTAACTTTCTCTTTTCAGATACTCTTTGATTGACTCGAATACCTTTTTCAAAAACCTTCCGGCTTTCCTAAATGGGTAGGCGTCTTTGAGTCTATCCCAGTTATACCCGCTAATCCTTAACCTGTAATTTTTCAACCCTTTGATAACTCGCACAATCACATCCTTTCTATTTAACTAAATCAACTTTTCCCGCCCATCCTTCACAAACAGATAGCTAACCACAAAATATTTTTTCATTGATTCCCCTTATTTTACTTTTATCAGCACCCGCCCTCAACAGCACTTTCACTACTTCTACATATCCGTTATGACTCGCCCATTGTAAAGCATAATCATTATTAACATGAACATCAGCTCCAGCCTTTAACAACGCTTTCACAACATCAACATGTCCGTAATAACTCGCACATCGTAAAGCATAATCATCATATATATGAACATCAGCTCCAGCACTCAATAATATTTTCACTACTTCTACATATCCGTTATGACTAGCCCATTGTAAAGCACAGTCATCACGAGCATGAACATCAGCTCCAGCCTTTAATAACTCTTTCACAACATCAACATGTCCGCTTTCACTAGCCCATTGTAAAGCACAATCATCACGAGCATGAACATCAGCTCCAGCCTTTAATAACTCTTTCACAACATCAACATGTCCGTAATAACTCGCCCAACGTAAAGCATAATCATCATCAGCATGAACATTGGCACCAGCCGCTAACAATATTTTCACAACAGCATCATGCCCATTTTCACTCGCATATTGTAAAGCATAATCATCACAACCATGAACATCAACGTTTCTAATTTCATTCATTTTTATTTCCCTATCCTTTCTATTTTACTTTTATCAGCTCCGGCCTTCCGAATATTTAAACAATCATTTAACGGCTTTCTGCATATACACAGTTTAAAATTTCCTATTTTATATTGTCCCTAAAAATATTCTTTGTCAATTTGTTTCTGTTGTTTGTTAGTCATTATAATTTACCCTCTTTAACAATTATATTACAATTATAACTATCGTGTGATATAAGGGAGTCCTCGACGCTGGCAACTCGATCCTTAACGGTTTTATATCCGGCTGGCAAATCATAGAAAACTGTATCAATTAATTTATTATACAAATATAATTTATACGGTCTTAACATTTAACCTCCTTTTTTCCTGGTTAACTTCTCGATATAGTCAAGTATATACTAAAACTTTATACTTGTTAATTTATGTTATATTAAGTTCAATTTTTGGGCTATTATTTGAGATATAGAACCGGAAGCATAATACCCACCCACAGACCGGCCGCCGTTAACATCATTAAACGGCTGATATGCGCCTATGTTTTTAAAAATATGATGGGCTTCCCTGGCTGCGTTTATGTTACTACTTACAAATTGTAATTGAATACTACCATCCCAACTTTTACTTATACTGAATTTTCGTTTTTTGCTCAAACTTTCTATATTCATCTTATATCCTCCTTTATTACGGGTTATATTAATTTATCCATCCTTTTGATTACTATATTTCAATGTTGTATCTCGTAACAAGAGCCTCGGCCATTTCACTCTTTAAATATAATACCCCAACTTTCTGCGGATACACGGTCCAGAAGGTTTTCATGCACGATAACCTATATACTAAAATATAGTCGTAGGCCTGTTCAGACATCTTATATGTTTTTATTATTACTGTTGATATTGAGGTTCCGGCGGATAGATCAGAAGTAAAACTCTTAACGCTGTCTGTCTTAATACCTTCAAATATCTTAGCTACTGCCGGGTACTGACCATCTACTTTTTCTAATGTTATCATGGTAAAATCTTTACTATCCTTAACCATTTTCAATATCTCGTAGATGCTATCCGGTTTCAGATCAGCCCCGCTAAAACTTTCACTATTAACCTTTATTAATATCCTGCCGTCGGTAGCATATAGGGATGAGCCGCAGAAGTAAAGGTTTCGCAATACCTCCCGCCCGGCTTCTGTTTTCTTAGGCATACATGATTGCAAGCCCTTTAATACCTCCGTTCTAATTAATATTTTATTCATTTTATTTTTCTCCTTCCAATATCCAGTACGAAATAAAGCAATACCGACTGGACTGCGCATTGTGAGATTTAATTGTCCATCCCGTTCCAAATCTGCCCTTATAAGGGACAGCGGTGGGCGGGGTGGATTTTTTCACATATCCCTGGCACAGGGATGTGTGGTGTAATTTTGCCCCACATAATTCTTTTTCATCCTTTCGGAGGCCTTTTAATGCCTCAGTTCTAATTAATATTTTATTCATTTTACCCTCACTTTCTGGGCTGTTTTCAGCCCTGTTTTTGGTGCTATATTTAGCACCTTTTAACCCCATTTTTAGCATATTTAAATGGTATCATATATTGATAAGCTTGTCAAGTATTTTTATTATATCAAGAGTTTTCACTAAAGTCAAGAACCTGATTTCCATTAATACTTGACAAACGTGAAATGTTTGTTTTTTATCGGCGCTACCACTACAGAAGGTATAACAAATTTCACGTTTGTCAAGTATGTCAATATAAACCCCCCTTTTTTTCTTATATTTTCATTGACCTTTTATTTAGTGGTATTGGTAAAATGGGCGCGAACACGCCCGGGAAAAGGTTATAAGAAAAAAGGGGAAAAAAAGGGGGTTTATATTGACAAACGTGACAAACGTGACAAACGTGAAATATGTTATACCCTATGTATTAATTGCCCCTTTTTAGCCCCTTTTTAGCATGCCTCAACACCCCCAAATCCAACATTCCCCTGCCCTTGGCATTTTACCCATTTTAAGGGTGCTGATTTCATGCGTTTAAATGTCTGCTTAAACTCATGGCCTTGATGGTCCCCACAATCAACCTCGCTTTCCAACATCCCCAATCCCGCACTTGCCCGGCGTATTGATTTTATTTGCAAACACACCCCTGGGGGTAAATCTTGGGGGTATGGCGTCCCAGAGGTGGTCGTCTTTCCCCGTCGCAAATAGCGACCCTCACCCACAAATTCCTAAAAATTCCTAAAAATTCCTAAAAATTCCTAAAAATTCCTAAAAATTCCTAAAAATTCCTAAAAATTCCTAAAAATTCCTAAAAATTCCCAATACCACACATTTGAATGGTACCCCATATAGTATCAACCCCCACCCTCTAAAAAACCCTCAATATCTATAAAAATAAAAATAAAAATATAAAATTTCCTTGACAACCCACCTCTCATGTGATAAACTCTTATCATCGACAATAAAGTCGAGAAAACATAAGGAGGCTGTAATGTCTATGAAACAAAATGAATCCGCCATTAGTATTCAAGTCCATGGTGAGTATTATTTTAGAGATAGTACCTCAAAAGGGCGTAAACCTTTCTCTTGTACCCTCAAAGTTCCGAACATGGAGTTTTTCCGCGAGGAGTCCCGTCGCTATGAGGGCACTGACGATAAGGGCAACCCAAAAATAAAAATAAATAGTTACCTGAACCCAAGAGGGGTTATTAAGAAAAGACTCCTCCCCCTTGTTCTACCACCAAAATATAAAGATTTTGCCAAGGTACGTAGTGTTACTATCGATGAGATAGTATCTGGTGATGGTACTATTTTAGACTTACCAATTACCCTTCGGTCGCGCAATCAGTTAATACAGTTGTGTAAAGAAAAGAAAATACCTGTAGCAGCAGAAAATTATATTGATATTGACGAGTTACGCACGGATATTACTGAGTATCAGGATAACCCGGAAGTGTTCTTAACGACATTACAGTATCGTACAGAAAAAAGAGCGTCTGAAAAGAAGTTTTTGGAATTGAATGATCTTACACCTGCTGATAGCCCAAGCTCTGAGAAACTTCAACCTTCTAAGGCGATGCCTAAAATTGAGCCTCTGCCCGGTTCTGATAATGCGTCCAATGGCGGGCACAATAGTACGTCAATGTTTGAAGCCTGATTATGACGGAAGTTTTAGACAGTATATTCAGCTCGGATAGTGTAGTTGTACTGGACGGTATCGTCGTACCTACCGGACGAGAGCGCCTTAATGCCCAGACTATCGTGGACAATATACGTGATGCCTTGTCGACAAATTATAATGGTTTGGATTCAAGACTTAAGGGGTATACAAAGCATGAGGCCGCGGTGCTGAAACAGGCCGAAGCCGCCCAAGACGGTGATTTAGATAGTCTGAAATATCTCCATGATAGAATGATGGGCCGGCCGGTTCAGTCAACACTTAACATCGGAGTAACTACCGACTTAAAAAATTTTCTGGCCAGTTTAGAAAATCCTGAAGCCCCTATTGTGACAGAGGCTGAAGTTATAGATCAAAACGCGGGAGTGTTTGATGAGTAGCATACAATTAAACCCCCAGGAACAAGCCATCTTAAGACAATTATCCCGGAACCTCCCTTTTTACGCCGCGTCATGTTTGAAGATAGTTGACAAGGCAGGAAGTTTAGTCCCTCTTGTTCTGAATAAAGCCCAGATGTACATACACAACCGGATTGAGAAACAGTTGCAATCTCTCGGCCGGGTGCGGATGGTCGTTTTGAAGGGGCGGCAGCAAGGGTGTCTTGACCCAAATACAAAAGTGCTGACCACTGACTTAACTTGGGTTAAGATTAAAGACCTGTATGTTGGGCATTCTCTTGTGGCTTGCGACGAAGAGATGAGTCGGACGCAAGGTAGGGCTAAATGTCGAAAGATGGGAACCGCGATAGTTGAAAAGAAGTGGGATACTTATTGTCCGGCTTATGAAATTACTTTTGATGACGGCCGTAAAGTAGTATGTTCCGCAAATCATAGATGGTTGTCGCGAAAATCAAAAGTTGACCCTCGGTGGCGATCAGTCGTGGGGAAAGTACCAGATAATCGAGATGGTTTAAAAGTTGGTGATTTAGTACGTACAATTACAGAAACTTGGGGGCAGCCTACTTTTGAAGATGCTTGGTTTGGTGGTATGATTGATGGTGAGGGGTCGCTTGATTATAAGAATCGTACAGGTGCAGATATGTCTATTTCTCAGGTTGAAGGCCCTGTTCTTGAGAGGATGAAAAGACACTGTTTAGAGAGAAGATATGGAGGTTGTGTCGTAAGTGGTGACGGCCCCAGAAGAAGTAAGTCTGGGTTGAAGCCGGTACGTGTTATCAGTATCGGGAGTGCTAAGTCTCTTTTCCGTTTGTTTGGTTTATCCAGGCCAACACGATTTATTGGTAAAGAATGGTGGGAAGGTAAAAAACTCCCTCGGGATTGTTGGCATAAAATCGTTTCCATTAAGTTTCTGGGTAAGAAAAACTTGGTGGATATACAGACGTCAACAGGGACATATATTGCTGAAGGCTTTGTATCACATAACTGCACGACATATATTCAGAGCCGGTATATGCACCGGACACATTTTAAATCTCATCAATCAGCTTATGTATTATCCCATCATGCAGAGTCGACGTTAAAAATATTCGGCATGACTGCTAAGTTTTATAATAATCTACCACCGTCTATAAAGTTGCCATTATCTCGGTTTACTGAGAAGGCCCTAACGGTCGACAATGGATCTTCATATACGGTGGGTACCGCTGGTTCGGCGCAGATTGGGCGGGGCATGACAGTCCAGTTGTTCCACGGTAGTGAGGTTGGGTTTTATGAGAACGCCGACGAATTATCTACGGGGCTGCTCCAAACTGTTGCCGACGTAGCAGGTACAGAAATGATTTTTGAGTCAACGGCCAATGGCCCGGGGAATTTTTTCTATAATATGTGCATGGGTGCTGTTAGTGGGAAAAACGGCTTTGAGATTATTTTTACCCCATGGTATTGGCAGGATGAGTACAAAGCCCCGCTGCCGTTGTCTGAGGCAGAGATAGACGCGGATGAGAGGAACTACTATGCCGCGCACAAAGAAGAAGGCCTGACGTTATATCACCTGGCATGGCGCCGGCAGAAGATTGCCACCCTCGGCGGTAAAGTGTGGAAATTCCAGCAGGAATATCCGTTTACTATTGATGAGGCTTTTGTTAAGGCTGAGAATAGATTTTTTGATCTTGGTATGGTGTACGCCGCGAGAAAAAGAAAACCAGACATTTCTTACGTTGCTCCATTGATACTCGGAGTAGACCAGGGGCGCACAGGGGATGATACAAAGATACGCCGGAGGATAGGAACGGCTTTGATGCCGGTGGAAACAATCCCGTCTGATGACGGCACTGAAAGAGATATGAGATTAGCCGGGAGGCTGGCTACAATCATAGAGCGGGAGAAGCCGGATAAAATTTTTATAGACACGACAAATGAGCACGGAGCACTTGACAGATTGCATGAATTAGGGTATAAGAAGATAGTGAAGGGTATTCACTTTGGTGAGAAGGCCCTTGACCCTAAA